GACAGAGGTTGGTGTTGTCAGTGCTACTGCATCTGGGTCAACTGTCTCTGTTAGTGTTCCTGTTGCTGCATCAAGGTCAACGTACTTCTGTAGAACTACTGTTGAACCTGGAATTGATTGACGTGCGGGGCGCTTATCTGCGACAGAACGAATTAGGGGTTCTGAACGGAGAGCGAACTCGAGAAGGCGGTCATACGCCTTTTGTACGAGACCTGCGCCGCCAACTGTACCACCGAACGAACCGCTCGAGGTATCTGTATATGCGTTAGGCATGTTTTTTAGTCTCCTTGACTATGAACGGATATTATTGTTGTGATTGAAGAAAAGCAATAAAATCTTCAGCGCTCTCAAAATTGCCATTTAGTCGAGCGTTCATATCATTTGCTTTATCTGGCGAAATACCCTGCTGCGTAACAACATCTTGCTGGCGTAGTGCCGCAAGATTAACGTCGTCATTATTTGACTGAGGCTTATATCCAATTAAATCTCCATTGTCAGATAGCCAATTATTAATTGACTCTTCATTAACTTCAGAAATATCCTTTAGGATTAGCCGTGCTGCTTTAGTATTTACGCCCTTCTTTTCAAGGACTTCCTTAACGGTTGACTCACGCTGCGCCTTGGAAAATACCTCAAGTTGCTCTGTGAGTTCTTTAATACGTTTTTCATCCGAACGCTTTGCCTTCCGTAACTTCTTTACCAAGTCACTTCCGTCAGAGTTATCGATGTCTGTATCAAAGTCATCGTCTTCTTCATCCCAGTTGTTGTTGCTCATAGCAACCCACCCTTCTATTCGTTGTAGTTCGCAGGCCACAGTTCAGTTCGGGGAAACTGGCTGGCTCCTACTATCGGTCTATTACGCTGCATGGGGCCGATAGGTCCATGTCAGGATTTTAGAATTGCCCTACTGCTGATGTAGTAAGGCTGGTTTTGTTGGTTCCACTTGAACCACTAAACGCTGCGATTTCTCGCTGAGTTAACTTCTGTCGTCTACGCTGAGCAGAGGCAAGTTGATTAAATACTTCTTGCTCTGCCTGTCCAAGGTCGTACCCTTCAAGGGTAGTTCCATAGATATCAGATAGTCTCTTAGCATCAGGCAGGATATCTGCAATAGTTGCATAACCCTTTTGTGCTTCTGCTTGAGTAACACCTTGTGCAGCCAACTGTTCAGCAACCTGAACACCAGCAGTAATACCCTGACGGGCTGCAGCAACACCAATTTCAGCAGCCTGAACTTGACGTTCAATCTTCTGGAACTGTTGGTTAGGGTCAAGCACATAGGCCACAAGGTCATTCTGACCAATATTGTAAAAGTCTTTTAACTGCTTTGTAATTGCTGGGTCAGCATTTTGTACTCGCTGAACTGCAGTAACAATACGATTAGATAGTTCATTAGCAGAAATATCATTAGCAATAAACTGAGATACATAATCATCAGTATCAAACTGCTTTAGTCCATATGCTCGCAATGCTTGGCGATAGGAATCTTCTAAACCAATATAAGTACCTGGGTCTAAAACCGATAGTCCTTTTTTTAAACGCTCAGTATTAGCCTTAAAACGCTCTTTATATTCTTCTGTCTCTGCTAACTCAAGGGCAATAGTTGCTTCTGTTGAACCATTAATTACTAACTCTTTAATCTTAGGAATTAAAGTCTGTAAATTGTATTTAGAAAAACGAGCAGTCAAAGATGCCACTGCATTTTCTTTACGTTGTTTTTCTTCAAAAGCCTTTTGCTCTGCTAACGCAGTATCTGCTGCTGTCTTAGTAGTAAGTTGATTAGTTAGTAAATTAATCTGGTCTTGTAATGCTTTAATAGATGCATTGGTTCCTGCATTAGCCGCATTAGCCGCATCTAGCGCTGCTTTTGCATTTGCAGCCGCGGCATCTGCCGCTGCTTTTGCTGCTAATGCTAACCTTAAATCTTCTGCATTTTTTGCTGCCAGTATAGCCGCATCTGCTGCTGCTGCATCTCGTGCTGCTTGTGCAGCCGCATCCGCTGCTGCTTGTATAGCCGCATCCGCTGCAGCCTTAGCATTTGCATCCGCTATTATTTTTGCATTTGCATCTGCTGTAGCCTTTGCGTTTGCATCTGCAACCGCCTTTGCGTTTGCATCTGTTACTGCATTTGCATTTGTTGCTGCTTGTGCTGCATTATACTGTGACTCTGCTTGAGCAGCATATCTCATACCTGAAACCTGAGCAGGAGTAGGGGTAGTTGCTTTAGGAGTAGGTGGTTTAGGAGCGGGTACTTTTGCTTGCGCTGCTGCTTGTGCAGCGTATCTCATTCCTGAGATTTGAGCAGGTGTAAGTTTTTCAGCCATTACATCAATCCCCAATCCTTCATAACCTTTGGATTGTATCTCATTAAATTAAGTTCCAATCTTTAAGAATGTTATAACCAACTCTGTCAAAATCTGCTATAGCAGTTGGTGTATAAAGCCAATCTTCTTCAGATTTAATAAGTTTTTCTGCTTCCCAAATTGGAATAGGTACTGGTTGCTTTGTCTTTGGGTCTACATACTGAAGCAACTTCATAAAACCTTTAGTATTGTACTGAATAGTATCTGGGTCTACACCATAAAGGTTTGCGTATGTTTGTTTAAGTGCTGATGTTTGTGATGCCAAACTTCTTCCAGCCATAATACCAGGGGCATAGGCTGCGTAAGCACTGGCAGACATGTTGCGAATTTCTGCTTCAATATCATTATTAGTTGTATTGCCAGAAAATAAATCTATTGACTTTTGGTCCCACCAAGACTTATTAAGTAACTGATTAACACCGTAATCATCAGCATAAGTCTTAAGAGTATTAACGGCACCAAGAGTTGTGCCACCAATAGTACCTAGTTTTCCAGAGTTAAGAATCTTTATATCTAATTGATTCTCATCTAATCCAGAATCAAAACCTTCTGATGTTAACTGATTAAAAGTTGCATCATCTAAGTTAATACCTTTGCCAACAAGTCTTTTACGTTGTCCCAAACGATATGCATCTAATTGCTGAGCGTATTGTCCAGGGGCTGTAGCCTTTAAACCTTGACGACTTTTACCAGTATCTGTTATATTTTTATAATAGTTAGTAGCAAAATACTTAAGTCTTGCTTCTGTGTAATCTTTTGCTATAAATAAATTATAAACTTCTTGTAGTTCTGGAAATGCTTTAATAAGAGATTCAGTTAAACCAAAGGCTAAGGCTTCAGCCTTACCATCAACGGTTCCGCCTGCTTCTGTAGTTGGACGACCATTAGGATACTTAGCATTAAAGTCAGTCTGCATTTTTGTTTTAGCGGCACCAGCAGGCATAGAGTTAATTGTTTTTAACTCATTGTCATACTGTTGTTGCATTTCAGCAAGAGTAGCCATTTATCGTCCTCCTTCCATACCTGCTAGAAAACTAATAAAGTTAAGGCTTTGTGCTTGGTTGTAATCCAATTTTTCTTCCTTTGGAATTTCTTCACCAAGTTCAGCGCGTACCTGTGCTTCAGAAAATGGAACCGTTGAGGTTCTAGTTACTTCTTTGCCACCTTCTTTAATGGTAGTTAAAGTACCCTTTTTAATCTGCTCCATGTAGCGGTCAGTCTTGGCTTTAATAATTTCTGGGTCTACTTCTTTTTGAAGTTCAGACATGTAAACATCTTTAACAATTGCCTCAACTACATCGCGGTCCATAAGGTTGATGTCACGTACTGGTAGGTCTTTCTTTCCATCACCAGTACCAGCAGCAGGTCTACCACTTAACCACTTATCAAATGTAGGGAACTTTGTTACTCCCTCTACAGTATAAGCATCTACAATCTCTGTTGTAAATTCATTAGCCGCAGATAGTACACCACTATTAAGAGCAGTCTCACTACGAGTATCATACTCTCGTTCTGTTATATAACCCAGACCAAGGAGTTGCTTTCGTAATGCTTCCTTTTGGTTTTTATATAGATTGCGGATTCCTTTAACAACTTGTGTTTTGTTAGCAAAACTATAGTCAATACCATTAGGATTAATTATTAAAAATCTTTGTTCTGGTTGTCCACCAATAAGAGTTTGAAGAATACGAACTCGACCATATGGGTCAAAGTCTAAATAGTATTCTGGATTTGAACCACCAAATTTACTTTCAAGAGAATCTTTTTGGGCATCAACTGGTATTTTACGTCCGCGTTGTGCCGCTTCTTTTTTTGCCTGTTGCTCACGGGCTTGGTCTGGTGAAGATGCAGCCATTATCTATTAACCTCCGTAGGACCTGCCGTAGTAACATCTCGTGAATATGAATTAAGCAATGGTTTAAATATCAATCTATTCGCTTCAGAAATCGCTGGGCTAGACTTAACTAACTCATCAATAATTTCTACTATCTCTGTTTTTCTTTGGTCTTTAATCTGAGTAAAGTCATAGCGTCTACCCATAGACTCATCGTTGGCTAGAACTACAAAGGATGCAACCTCTTCAAGAATTAATTTCATAGCCTTACGGGTCTGCTTATCAACAGGAGTTTTATCGCTATTGATTGCTTCATTAAGAGATTTAAACTTCTTGCCTAGTTCACCGCGTTCGTTAATAGAACCATTGATTGCAGCCTCTAGATAAGGATTAGAAGTAATTAAATCCTTCTTAGTTTGGGCAGCAATATTAATTAACTCTTTACGTTCCTGTGTTATACCAATTGTTTCTAGTCTTTTTTCTAACTGATTGCCAATTTCAAAGTATTGTTCTTTGTCTTCTGCAATCTGAAGGCGTAGTAAATAGTCTTCAAATTCTGGCAACTTAATTAAATCTTCTGCTTGTAACCAGTTATATACATCTGAGTTATATTCACCAGCACGTGGTGCAAAGAGATAGGCTACTTCTTTGTATGTATCTACAAATGCTTTGTTTTCAATAGCCCAGTTTTTAACCTCACTTGTTTGTGCAATAAAAACTTTATACTCTTTATCAGTACGTGGTACTGTCCAGATTACCTTACCTGGGTTCTTGCCTACAAATGTAGCAACTGCTAAATCAAATACATCGCTAACGTCATCTCCAGCATTACGCAGGATGCCATTATAGATATCCCAGAACTCTGCCTTAAAGGATGTAATACCAACCTTACGCATGTATGCGGGTAGGTCTTTACTTTCCTTAAATGTAGGCATACCTGGAGAGATATAGCCCAAGATAGTACGAGCAATAATAATATTGCTAGCAGAAATCTTTAGATTATCAATGTACTTTTTCTTTTCTTCGGCTGTAGCATCTTCTGAAATACCTAATCCATTGGCTTGGAAGTAAGCCATTGCCTGAAGTGTTGCAGTTGTAGACTGTCTATCCCACTCGTATGGGGTAAGGGTTGACAGTGCACCTAGACTTGTATCAACTAGCATAGGTGTTAGTGCTTTTCTAAAGGTCATTGTATCGGCAAAGTTACCTAATCCAATTTGACCAAGAACATCAGCGGCTTTTTCAAACTTAGGTTGTAGTTCTGCAACAATACCTTCTTGACTACCAGGTATAATTCTTTCTGCAAAAGGTACAATATTACGTAGTAGTGCACGCATAGAAAGAACTGTTACTGCACCAATAGGACCAGCAAATGCTGGTTGACCAGCATCAGGTGCAAAAGATGGGTTAATCAATCGCAACTTTAATGTAATGTCATTAAATGTTGGTATGTTAAATGTCTTGTTGCCAGTTAGTGTTCTAACAACTGGCTCAATTGCAGAGTTAATAATAGTATCTGTTGGGAAAACAACATACTTGTCACCCTTATCATCTTCATAAACATCTCCTGCTGCGTCTAAACCAGTATTTAATAAACGCAAACGATACAAAGTACGCAGTGGTGACTTTGTAAATAGGCGGAACATACGGCGGTGGAAGTCTTCTGTTGCACGATAGAATCTGCCAACAGAACGAACTGATATTGCAAAGTTAGATTTAACTTCTGGGTTATCTACATACTCTAAAAGTTTTTCACTTGAGTCTTTAAAGGCAATCTCAACAGTTTGCTTCTCAGCATGGGCTGCTGCTCTACTTTTAGCCAGTGCTGGGGCCATACCTTGCTCAACTAGTTCACGTTCCATACGAGTACTTAGCATTTTTTCGTATGGTGCTAGGCTATTTAGTCTTTCATCAAAGTAAATCCACAAAGCCTTCTGGCGATACATACCAGTAACGGTTGCATCCATTACTTCCATAGACCAGTTCTGAAACTTCTCAAGAATTTTAGGCAGTCCGCCTTCTTCTTCAAAGACAGACATGTCTTTATTGTCGCCATGGCTAACAAGTCGTGTATTAATCTCACCGCTTACTGGGTGACGACCAACTGTAGCCTTTTGAAACTCATCAAAGTTAACAGCAGCAGATGCATTCTCCCAAGCATTGTCCATATTTTGCTTAGACTTTCTGCGGAAGGTTTCAATTTCTGCATACTTGGTTTTAACTACATCAAATAGTTCTTCATTGTAAGAATTTGGACCACCATGGAAAGTATTACGCATATCAAGAAGCATGTTCTCTACGTGAATACGTGCAATTTCTTCATCAGGTACACCCTGTTGGCGGTAGTAAACTGTTGATGAAAACTTTGATAGGAATCTTTTAGATAACTCTGGGTTAGTTACAGCAAAACCTTCGATTGCATCGTCATAAGCAACACCCATTGACTCCATTAACTCATTACGTGCTGTAATAAAGTCATTTTTTGTTTTCAATGCGTTGTTCTTATAAAATACTGGGGCTGGAGATAACTTAATTCCAGGTGCAATAGGCTCACTGTTGTAAGGAAAACGAATAGACCAGTTATCAAAGTGAGTTACCGCAATGGCGGACTCTGACATTTCAGAAACCTGTCTAGCGGTATACTTACCACTCTTTACTAGACCTGCATCTGTCATCATTTTGGTCAGATTGCTAGGAGTAAACATTGAATCTATAAAATCTACATCTATCTTTCCAGATATAGAAGAACGTGCACCCATTGAGTTAATCATTGACTCAAATACAACTGGGTTGTTACGCATTAACTTTTCAATATTCTTCCAGACTGAATCTGGAACAGTATTCTTGTATAAATCTTGAGCGCGATAGACCATGTCTTCGCGGATTAACGCCATTGAGATTTCTGCTTGTGGCACATTGTATCCACGCTTAACAGATTCCATCTCTGCTAATTTTCTAATAGCGTTGTAGCGAACCTCTGCACTAAACTTCTTAGTTGGGTCAAGGTTTTTCATAACCTTATAAAGACCACGAGCATACTGACCTTGAGCCGCTCTTGAACCAGTAATAGATGTTAAGGCTCTTGTTGGAAATATTGATTCGCCCTTTAAAAATGCTTTAACATCGTAGTAAGGGGCATACATAAAAAAGAAAAATGTTTCATCAATTGCAGAACGAATACCCAAACGTGGGTATAAAGTTAAGTCTGCCCAAAAGTCTGTATACTTACGAACAAAGTTGTTTCTTGTCGCTCCGCCAAGTAAGTTTGTAAAGTTAGTTTTTTCACTTAGTTTAGAACTAGCAGCATACTGATACAGTAAATCGTATGGAAGTGGAGATATACCATCAGTCATCTGTGATGGTTCAATAATTCCCTTTGATGCTTGGAACGGAATATCGTTCTCATAACGAATTAAGTTAGGGCTAATTTCATCTACCCACTCAAGAGGCACTTCGCTTCTTGTTGTAGAAAGCATACCTGTTTCGTTAAAGGTTTTAGCAAGGATTTCTTCTGCTTGCGCCCTACCGCCAGGGCTACCATACATTCCAATTTTAATCATAAATGCATTGTAAAGATTACGAATCATTGTAATCTGAACTTCTGCTGATTCATCTGGATAAGCCTCAGCAAAAGCATCGGCAAACTTTGTATCCATTACTTGGTTTGCTAGGTTTCTTACGCTTTCAACTGTCTTAATAGAGTTGTCGCCCCAAAGAATACGACCAGGTGAACGGCTTAAACCAGTTCCAATTTGATAGGCAATCTTTCGTGCGCTTCTTACATTACTTTGTAATGCAAAAATATCTTCAATGTTTGGATTAAGTAAAACTTCAGAGTCGTTTGATACAGTTCGCAAAGTATTCATGATGGTTTCTAAACCTTCATCATTTTTGCGTATTGCTTCTTCTGTTGCTTTTGCACCAACAGTAGGATTAAATAAATCGTATGCAACTCTATGGACTGCTGATGTCATATTTCTATAAAAACGTGCAGTAGGAATACCATCACGACGGAAAGAAACACCATCTACTGGACCACTAATAATTGTTTCAAAGTCATCTACTTGTGTAAAAAATCGCTTTGCGCCAACCGCGTTCCAGTCATTAGTTTTTTTCATTTCTGTTGAAACTAATTTTACAAACTCTCTATTACGGTACTGTGGCTGGCTTTGTTTAATTTCATTCCACACTTGTGATTTAACAGTTGGACTTTCAGCCTCTGTGTATCGCTTAAACAACGGACCTAGTTCGTTATCCCAAAGGGTTACAACTTCTGGTTGGCGAAACGCCCAATCCATTCCAGCAGAAGCAGTGCCAGCCTTTTCAGAAATAAACTGATACTGGTCTGCCATTTTTTGTCCGCGAGATTTTAAACCAACAAATTGCAAAGCCTCTTTGGCTCC